GTGTCCGGTGAAAACGTGCTCAAACCCAGATAAATGTTCTCGTTGTATTTCGCCATGATCCGGCATCTCCACCATTGCGTTCATCAAATAACCGGGCAGCTCAAAGTGCCCGAACAAGTATTGCCCACTTAGTTTGGGCAAACGTTTGTGGTCATCGCCGCAGAGCCAAGGAGCAATAGTAACGTTACCACTGTCAAACCAATCATTGCAAATATGGACATTAGGGAGATGCTTCGCCCATTCGACGCTTTGAATATCTCTTTTATCGCGATAGTAAAGATCGTGATTACCAGGAATGAAATAAACGTTATCAAAATTAGCATTTAGGTGTTCCAGTGCTTGTAGACTATAGTTGAGTGTAACAATATTTAATGTAGATCGGTTGTTGTGCCAATCGCCTAAGAATAAACAGGTTTCGCAACCCTCATCTTTGGCTTTTTGAGTTGCCCACTTAACAAAAGTCAAACAGTCCTCGTTGTGGAGAACTGAGTTTGATTTGAGCCCAAAGTGAATGTCGGTAAAAATTGCAGCTTTTTTGAAAAGATTCATTCTTCAAGTATACAGTATTATTTTGAGTATAGCAATCAATTTGAACAATCGATGCCAATTTGTTGTAACAACTCTTTTGTGTGTAGAGACTTCCACTTTTCTAACAACGCAGTATGTTCAGTCAGCACAGGCAACGCCAGTGGCCCCAATAAAGCATGTGCGTTTGAATTAACAATGTTTTGAAGTTTAACCACATAGTTGCTGTTTGCAGCCAGTGTTGGCACGGTTGATTCCACAACGTCGTTGTTTAGCTTACAATGTTGATTGGCCATAACTGTCCAATCTTCCCAACTATGTGCTGTTAAAAAATTTTGATAGTCGATGTGGGTTAACATTTCGGTTTGGATAGCATCGGGCAATGTCTTGCTTTGTTTGACCGAGTCGCAATTGGGCCAGCTTGGATCTTTGATGTTTTGATAAAAATTTCTAAAATGATGATCTATGTCTCGGACAATTGTATTATTGTTTTTTTCGTAATACATCCACGCTTTTTTAAATTTTGATAGTAGTAGCTGAGATCTAAAGTCTGTGTAAACAAGTAACTTGGGTTCTGTAATGCTTTGCCACAATTCCACCGTTGGGCTGAGATAAAAAAACAGTTTTTGGTCATTGGGCATCAAACTGGTTGTTGCATTGTTGGGCCAAACTTCAGAGTCTTTCCACTTGTTATGATCTGTTACGTTCCAGTGACGTTCTAGTATGCTAGGCAAATCATTGGAAAGGTTGTTAACATATGAGTTGGTCAACAGCAAAAGATGCAATGTTAAAAATCCCCCGCTGCCACCTACATACCCCAAATGTAAATTTTTTGAACTCATACAAAAATCTTAAACTGTGTATAAGAGCTTACTTAACTGTAAACTATTGGTAGGAAACTCGTTGAGTCCATCGCAGCGAATTTCCAACTTCTGGTTACGCAATTCCCACTGCAACCAAAACTCACTTCCTAATGGTAACGGATCCCAGTCAAGGTTGATATTGTTTAAAACTGCATCAATGATTTGTTTGCAAAGTTGATCTTGCTGTAGATGCGCTTGTTTCTGTAAATTTTTTTGATGTGTAGGAATCAAACTCGATATCGGTCTAACAAAATCTAAGTCACAGTGTTTTTGTATTTTATGCAAAGTTGATTCAAAATCAAACAGTAGCTCTCTGGTCGTAACAACACAAGCTCGATCGTTTGACCATGTATGTGGATGATACCACTCAACAGAATCAAACCAACTTGGCATGTAATAATAACTTAAAAATTCTCTCTTGATCCATTGCGGAATTTTGTCTGACGGTGTGTCTTTGTTAATAGGCCAGTTTTGATAAATCTTGTTTGGATCAACCGTTAGTATAAAATTTGTCCAAAAATTGTCCCAGACCTTGGTAATAAGATTGTTCACGCAGAGCAATACATGATCGTGGTCAGGATAAAGGTATATCACAGATTGTGCTGTCCGACAGACAAAGTCGAGATTGTCACTGAGATTGTGTTCTTGAAGAGTTTTTGGGTGAAACCGAGCAAACGGATCAGTGCCGCCAGACGACAAAAATTCTGACCATCCGTCCATGTTTAACAGATGCTTACCTTTGAAATAGTGACTGTTGCCAAGAGCTGTTAGCGGATCGGTAACATCTCCGGCACTGGTCAACGTTGTAAGGCACCATTCTAGATAGGTACCATAAGCACCACTATTGAATGCAATGGCAATAGTCATTCGCTGTAACTGGTTATTACAGGACCGGATGCATAGTTACCTGTTCCTGCATTTTGTCGAGTCCACGAAGGATTGAGTCCGTTTATTTCCAAGATGTCATCTCTGATATTCTGCATCTTTTTCTCAATGTTAAGAATGCGTGTAAAACTATTAGTGATCGCAGCGGTATAGTAAGCGAACGGGTTCTGTGACTTTGATTCGTCAAACTGTAGACCAATTTGACTAAGTTGTAAAAGAGCTTGTCCACGCATTTCCTCATTGTAAGTATAACCACGCCAGTTGCTTCGTGTAGCATAGCGTTCGCATAGTTTCATAAACATCAACGCTAGCTTTTTGGTCATAGTGCCATGATCCTTGGAGAACTCTCCAGTTTGCAAGTCGCCCTTCCAATGACTGCGACCAACTAATTGCGGATTCTTTTCATCGTCTAATCGATAGTGTTCAAACGGGGGAAAGTTCAAACGCATTTTAGTTGTATCTTGTACCGGCGCATCGGCCAACACTTCGTCTAACCCGTCATCTGTTTCGATTGGGTCGTCGAACTCTAAGATATCTTCTATTTTTTTCTTCTTTGCTTGTGTTTTGGGGACCTTCTTGGGCGCAAGTGGTATATGGTCCCAACATGTGATTCTAAACACTAAATCTGTGTGGGGTATCTTCTTTTCATTTTGCTCTACGCCAGTTTCTCGTTTGAGCCTATCTGCACGATTTCGGCGTGCTTCTGCGATTGTGCGCTGGTTAATTTTGGATAAGCTAGGCAAAATAATGTCGTATTGATGATCGTTTACACGGTCTTTGTACCAACAATATGTGTTCTTGCTTAGGTGTATTTCTTTTAAAATGTCGCGGTTGTTGAGGTAATTCACCTTGGCAGGTGTTCTTGTAATTGTGTTAGACACAGTGGGGAGTCTCCTAATAGATTACTTATTGTAACACAAAAGTATGATTTGTCAAGCCTTTCTTAATCTACGCCTATTTTATTTTGGGTAAATACTGCTATGAATACTAATCTTCAGGAACTTGACCAATTTGACGAACTAGCAGAGCTAGACCAGTTAGACGAACAGCAAAAACCACGAGCTGTTCCTTTTTCTGCGGTATCAAAAGTTAAGCATATTCAAGCCTCTGGCGTTTATATTAAAACTACGTTTGTTCCAAAGGACATAAAATTTTACACTAAACGCACACCGGATGATCATGTTGCAATACTAGCACACGGCGAAATTTTAATGATCGAAAGTGAAGATAAGCAAACTAGATACCGAGCACCAGCAAACTATGTGATTCCAGCCAATCGCAGAATTGCATTTTACACACTATCGGACTGTGTGTTTTATTGTGTTCATGCCACAGACGAAACCAATATTGAAGTATTGGATCGCATTTACTAAAGAAGAACTATAATATGAGCGGCGGACTTGATGCAGTTGCAGACATTGGACTAGGGGATATTTTAAGCTCGGCAGCAGACCTTGGCTCCGTAGTCACGGATTTTGGCACAGAATTTATGTCATCAGACTTGATTACTAGCTTTGAAGTTCCGAGCTTCGACGTACCATCACTTGGCGGGTTTGATGTTGCAGGCAGCTTTGCAGGCAGCGCATCATGGTTTGATACATTTAATCCTGGCTCGATACTAGATAGTATTCCCAGCGTTTCGGATTTTAGCTTACCATCATTGCCTAGCTTGCCTAGTGTTAGCTCACTTGTTAAAAATCCTTCTCTTGTAACAGCCGGCGCTTCTGCATTGGGTATTAACCCTTCAATTGCATTAGCAGCAACTAGAACGCTGAGTGGAGCATCGCCAGTGGCTGCAGGAGCCGCGGCACTGGGTATTAACCCGTCAATTGTTTCAACTGCAACAAGGGCACTAGGAAGTGCATCGCCGGTGGCAGCAGGAGCTTCTGCATTGGGAATTAATCCTGTGGCACAATCAAACTTGCCAAACAGTATCTCAAGAGAAGTTGACAACACTGGGTTAACTATATTGTCGGCTAGCGAAACTGCACAACTCACAAGAAATGTTAACCCAGTATTTGTAAATTCGTTAGTTGATCCTGCTGCTTCGGGAGAAACTGCTGCTGAAGCAAATTTACCAGTTAATGCCCCGGCGCAAGTTAACCAACCAGCTGAAAATCAATATCTTTCTGTATATGATCCTGAAAACGGAACTTGGAGTGTTTATAACAGCGCCACGGGTAATACTGTAGTCACTGGTCTAACTGAACAAGAAGCACTGCTGGAAGCACAAAATTTAGCAATTGACGTCCCGAGCGTATCGCTGAATACATCAACTACTGGTAGCGATGATATTGTAGCTCAGTTTGAAGAACAATCTAGAGCTGCCGCAGCTCAGTTTGCAAACGAAAGCCCAAGCCCAACTGAAACAGATGTTACAGCATTGTTGAATCAAGCCCGTCAAGAACAAACAATTAGAAATTTAAGACAAAACAAAGCTGCATCAAGTGACTGGCGAGTGAGATTGCGGTTAGCACCAAACAGCACGTATCTTTATAATGATCCAAACCCTGGTGTGTTGGCACCATTGGCATCTAAAACAGGAACAGATGGTGTAATATTCCCGTATACTCCAAACATTGATACTGCATACAAGGCCAACTACGACGCATACGATTTAACACATTCGAATTATCGTGGTTACTTTTATAAAAACAGTTATGTTGATTCAATCAACATGAGAGCCATGTTCACAGCACAGGACACAGAAGAAGCAAACTATCTTCTGGCAGTTATTCATTTTTTCCGTAGTGCTACTAAAATGTTTTACGGACAAGATTCAGAGCGAGGATCACCACCACCTCTTGTGTATCTAAGTGGCTACGGTGACTTCCAGTTTAACGAACATCCCTGTGTGATAAGTCAGTTTAACTATACTCTGCCGTCGGATGTTGATTATATACGTGCTCAAAGCGCACTGGACGCTAGCACCAGCATGCTGGGAAATAGAGTAAGACAAACAACTTCTGGAAATCCGTTGAGCTATGCAATTAATCGTTTGCTTAATAACAATTTAACAAGGGGCGCTCTTGATAACCGTCCTGATCTTGCTAGTAACTTTGCTGTAGGAAACCCTACCTATGTTCCTACTAAGATAGAGATTTCTGTAAGCCTTCTCCCGATACAGAGTCGACAACAAGTTAGCACACAGTTTAGTCTTCGTGGATTCGCTAATGGCAATTTATTGAAAGGTGGGTTCTGGTAATGGCAAACTACGATTCAACAAGTCCATATTTTACTACATCATACACACAGTTTTATCTTGATCCTATGGTCAATCGACCTATACCCAAGTCTCCTGATGACAAGCCTTGGGTAATCACACAAACATATCAATATCGTCCTGATTTGTTGGCTTACGATTTGTATAACACTTCTACATTGTGGTGGGTATTCTACCAACGTAATCCAAATACTTTACAAGCTCCGCCGCTTGATTTCAAAGCAGGGACTACAATATACCTTCCAAAGATTACGGTACTCCAAGAAACATTAGGATTCTAATATGTCAAGTTTAGTAGAGCTTGAATTACAACGACAACGTTTAATAGCCGAACGAGCTACTTACGAACAAGCTGCATTAGCCGGAGACGCCGCTGCACTAGCCGAAATACGAAGAATAAATCAACAGCTAAGAATAGTTGTTGAACAGATTGAATTGTTACAAGGAGTAACCAGTTCTGGTAATGTGGTACGAGACGACCAAGTATCAAAGGTTGATCTTTCAAACACACAGAGCCCCGGAACTCCTGTTGAAATATTATCTCAAGGCGTTATAAAACCCCCGCCAGATACCACATCAGGAACAAATGCAATTGATCCTGTTGGTGTAACATCGTTTGACACAGGGACTGATGGTCGCATTAGAAAAATCACAGAAACCCAAGGGACTGCACCAGGCGCAAGCCAACTTAGTCCGGGCGTATCGTATAGAGTTCCTGGATATCCTTCGGTGGACGAAGATGCCTTTGTTGGGGGAAATTTTGCAGGTATTCAATTTGCAGGAGAATCATTGCCAGGCGGCGGCATAGGAAGCCCTATTCCAGGCGGCCAACCTGGAGTTGGCGCAGGCGGTGACGATAGCGGAACATCAAAAACTCAAGCAGGTAATGCTACTGTTGCAGAACTAGGGTTAGTTGATTACGGTAAAGTAACCCCTCAGGCCAATGTGCTTGATCAGTATGCAAGTTATACATATCAAACGTCGTTGTATCTATTTGATAAAGAATCATACCAGCTTATGATTAACACCAAAAAACGCAGTCTCAACGGTGCTCAATTATTGGTACAAAGTGGCGGCGCTTCTGCTGTTGGCCGCAGTGATTTCTTCAGCTTGGATTATTACATTGATAGATTAGAATTAAAAAGCAACATCATTGGCAAAGGCGTAGGATTGGCGCACAACGTTGAAGATGTTAAAATGACTATCGTTGAGCCAAACGGTATATCGTTTATTCAAAATCTTGACAAAGCAGCAGCAGCATTTACAGGAAGCCCGCAAGCCAAGAAAGAAAAATTTACGCAACAAATTTACTTGCTGGTTATACGATTCTACGGGTATGATGACCAAGGCAACTTAGTTCGCGGTGGCGTTAGTAAACCAAATCAAACTAGCGATCCAAATGCATTTGTTGAGAAGTGGTATCCGCTGGCAATCTCAGACATTAAATTTAGAATTGCAAGCAAGGCAGTTGAGTATGAAATCACTGCTGTAGGAGTTCCTTACTATATCAACGCCAGCGCCAAATACGCTACCATACCATTTAACATTGAATTAAGTGGACAAACATTAAAGGACATTCTAGCAGGGCCTGCGGTGTTTACTACAGCCGGAGCTACAACAACTCAAGCACCGCCCAAGGCAGATGCAGCAATCTCAACTAAGAAAACAGTAAGATCGGGTCTCATGACAGCGTTGAACGAGTACCAGCAGGATTTAGTCAATCAAAAAATTATCGAAGTGCCTGACGAATACGAAATTGAATTTGTGTTAGACAGTTTAGCATCAGCCAAGGTAACTAGCCCAAGCGGCCTTGATAAAAGCGCGACGTCAATGAGTCAACCTAGCACAGCAGCAGATCAAAAGCTAGGTACCAAGCAAAGCATGGATCCAAACAGTAGAGTCGAAGGCGCTGTAGCAGGTATGCAAATCGTTCAGTTTATTGATACACTGATTCGAAACAGCACATACATCAAGGATCAGCAGGTATTGGCAATCAATGACGATACTAAAAAAATACAACCTACTGGTGTTAAGACTACCAACACCTCTTGGTACAAGATTGGATTTGAAGCTACACCAAAAACTGCACAAGGCATTGACAAAAAGAGAAATAGTTATGCATGGAAAATAAAGTATACTATCTCTCCTTACAAACTGGCCCAGCTTAACTCTCCGTTCTTTAATGTGCCGATCCCGACAGGAACACACAAGCAATACAGATATTGGTTCACAGGACAGAATGATTCTGTTATTGCATACGAAGAAACTTTTAACAACTTGTATTATGTTGTTTTATCTGGAGCTGACTTGAGTGGACGACACGCAAATAATGTTGACTATTTGCAATTCCAATATCAAACTGCAAGTGGTCAAGCCAGTGTCGGCGCATCAGGAAAAACAAACGAACCAGGCGCCAACGCAGCCGATCAATTGTATAGTCCCAATGATTTAGCTGAATGTCATTTGACAATTGTTGGAGACCCTGCATGGTTACAGCAAGGCGAAGCATTTGCAGGACTGTTTAAAAACGATCCTAACTATTTTAAGCCATTCTTAGATGATGGAACAATTAACTTTGATAGTCAGCAGATATTGTTCGAGGTGGGGTTTAATACTCCGCAAGATTACAACATCGACACAGGCTTAATACAACCCAAGTGGAGTAATTTAGATACTAATGTCCAGAAGTATTACAGCACTAGACAAGAAGGATTAGCTCAGATTACTCGAACATACTATGCAAAAGAAGTAGTTAGTACCTTTAGCAAAGGAAAGTTCACACAAGAAATCAAAGGCTCTATCATGCCTTATGTGACTACTTCGCCGCAGTCTGTGGACAACACGCCTATACCAACAACTACAGCAGAAGTTGCTGCACCAGTTAACATTACAACTCCTGCATGGGCTAGACCAACATCAGTTACTGGAACAACCCCAACAACATCAATTGCCAAAGGAGTTCAGCAAATTCTAACCCCAGTAACAAACGGTGAAACTCTAACTGATACTCAATTAAGAGCCACCCCGGTTTATAACCAAACTCGACGTAATGGCGGTAGTGACGCTGCTGCTCTAGCGGCAGCAAAAGCAGCATCGGCAGCAGGAACAAATAACTATAGTGGATCGGCATTGCCTGGAATCAGAGTTCCGAACCAACTAATAGTCAAGGATGAATAATGGCAGAGAATATACAACGAAGTAAAGGAAGACCACAAGAGTATCATTTTGACCGTGGCGGCATGCCAGTCGAAATGGGACCTTACATTGGCATTGTAGTCAACAACGTGGATAACACACGTTCAGGTCGTTTACAAGTTTGGATTGAACAATTTGGTGCCACAGATGTTGACGGTAGTCCTAACCTTACTGACCCAACAACCTGGAGAACAGTAAGATATATTACACCTTTTTACGGCGCAACCAAACAATCGGGTGCAAATGGTGTAGGTACATACCCAGGTAACCGCAATAGCTATGGCATGTGGTTTACACCACCAGAATTGGGCACTCGAGTATTATGCTTTTTTGTCAGTGGAGATCCCAGTGTTGGCGGATACTATGTAGGATGTATTCCCGAAGATGGCATAACGCACATGATCCCTGCAATTGGTGCAAGCTCTAATTTTTCTACCAACAACGCTTCGCAAAAACAAGCACTCAACGGAGTTAGCCAAGCACCAGTAACAGAAATTAATGATATAAACTCTAAGATTACAGATAACCCAAGATTCTTTGATCAAACAAAACCAGTTCAGAGTGTGGTGGAGGGTATTTTATATCAACAGGGATTGAACAAAGATCCTATTCGTGGCCCAATTAAAAGCAGCAGTCAGCGCGAAAGCCCAAGCAACTGCTATGGTATCTCAACACCTGGTAAGCCTATCTATCAAGGTGGATACAGTGATAAAACATTGCGAGCAGCAATTGAAAAAGGTCAAGTAAAACTTCAAGATATCGCTGTTATCGGTCGCCAAGGTGGACATACATTTGTAATGGACGACGGCGACATTGATGGCAATGATACTTTGATACGAATTAGAACTGCCAAAGGCCATCAGATTACAATGAGCGACGATGGAGACAGTTTTTATATTACCCATGCCAACGGACAGACATGGATGGAATTTGGCAAAGCAGGTACTGTTGACGTTTATTCAACAAACTCTATAAATTTGCGAACACAGGGAATTTTAAACCTTCACGCTGACAAAGGAATTAACATGTATTCCGGCGGCGCTATTCGTATCAAGAGCAAAAAAACTTCAATGATCGAAAGTGGCGAAAGTTTAATGCTTGGCAGTGAAAAATATACATTGTTATCAAGCAAAGGTTCTGTGGGCATAAACAGCACAGGCACGTTGGCATTAGAAGGCAAATCAAGTAGTTGGAAAAGCCAAAGTATTTTAAACTTTGCTGCTAATCTAATTAACCTCAACGGCGCACAAACAATACCAGTTGCTAAAATGCCAACTGTTGCCCCGTATACATTAGCCGATGTAAACTATGTCGAAGGTCAAGGATGGACTGTAAAGCCCGGCACTCTTGAAACTATTGTAACTCGAGCACCAACACACGAGCCTTATCCATATCACAATCAAGGCACAGCATCTAAAATTGATTTGAATCCTGTGATACCTTCAACACCCGATTTGACTAGTTCACAAGCTGAACGTTATACTCAAACCAGTGCAGACCCAGTTCAAAGAGGTGTCACGCTTGGTGCTATTTCTTCAGAACCTCTTGCTACAGATACCGTGGGACCATTGAGTCAGAGTCAAGTCACTGCCTTGACAGCACAAACTAGATACGATCATGAATTAAAATATCCAGCTTATGACGATGATGGTAACTTAATGCCCGGTTACGAGCTCAACGAAAACAACGATCCTGTTTACACTGGTCCAGAACTTGGAACAAGAGGCGTTGGCTTATATGGACAAAGCCCTGCTGCATTAACGTCATTGGGATTCCTCAAATCATCATCATTGGATTTGATTAACAGCGGTATTTCTGTATCTTCGGTTCTAAATTCTGCTGCATCCTGGACTGATAATTTTGGCATCAGCAGCCTCAAAGACTATTTAAATTCCCCAAGTATACAAAACATTGCACAACTAGGTTTACTTGCTGCATCATTTAGCGGTCTTGTCAATGCAGGCACAATCACTGGAACTGAAGATCCTATATTCATTGCAACATTCCTACAGCCCGCGGCACAATACGGCGTCACTGATGTAGTAGCGTGGGCAGATGGGATATCGTTGGACGCTGAACTTACTGCCAACATCGAAGTGGCAGCACGCCAAGGGCAATATGCTGTTGCGTTTGCAGATGAATTTGCTGCGGAATTAAACACAGTAATTGATGCTCCTATTGCAGAGACCACTGTTGATGCAACACAACGAGAAGTTATCGACCAGGATATAGCTAGCATCATTGGAGATCCAAAGGTTCCGGTGCCACAATATACTGATGTTCCGATCGAAGTCATTGACAACACAACAACTACTGCCATGGCAAAAGCAGGAACAAATGCAACCTCAGTGGAAACAATAATTCGCCCCGACGGGACAATTGTAAAAGTTGCAGTTACCCCAACTTCTACAGCCGAGGACGGAACATTCCGCTTTTCTCCAGGTAGTAACCAAGGTTAAATACAGACATGCCTACATTTATTGGTTTTAACACACAAGGTCAGTATAAAAAATTCACGCTAACTGATTCAGCGTTGGTCAAGCGTGATTTGCTGAATGCGTTGAACATTCGCCAGGGGCAACTGCCTGGCCGCCCCCAAGTTGGAACTATTATTTGGGACAACTTGTTTGAAAACCAAACAACAGAAGTTATTAGTGCAATCGAGCAAGAAATACAGCGAGTCGCTGGCGGCGACCCCAGATTGCAAATCGCAAACACAGAAATTTTCCCTCAGCAAAACGGATTCTTAATACAAATCGAGCTAATGATTGTGCCTAGCACAGACGCTGAACGACTAAGAATTTTCTTCGATCAAGAGACACGCACAGCAAGTTTCGTTTAACTGCGCCGTTTTTATCGTCCATAAATAAACAAATAATGGACTACTATGGCTAAGACTACTAGACAAACCGCTATTTTTGGTGTTGAGGATTGGAAAAGAATCTATCAAACCTACCGAGAAGCAGACTTCCAAAGCTACGACTTTGAAACTCTACGTAAGAGTTTTGTTGACTATCTACGTTTATATTACCCAGAAACTTTTAACGATTACATTGAAAGTTCTGAATTTATTGCGTTGCTGGACATCATTGCGTTCATGGGCCAGAGTTTAGCGTTCCGCAATGACTTGAATGCTCGTGAAAACTATCTTGATACAGCCGAACGTCGCGACTCTGTAGTCCGTCTTGCAAACTTAGTAAGTTATACCCCAAAGCGTAACACTTCTGCTTCCGGGTACCTTAAAATATTTTCAGTGACCACTACAGAAAACGTCACAGATGTAAACGGTATTAATCTAAGCAACGTTACTGTAAACTGGGCTGACCCTACAAACTTCAACTGGCAAGATCAATTCTCTGCGATCATCAATGCATCTCTAGTTAGTAACCAGAGAGTAGGACGCCCAGGTAATCGCACAACAATCCTTGGTGTTGATACTTCAGAGTATACTGTTAATTTAGTTCCAGGATACCTGCCAGTAATTCCGTATACCGCAACAGTTGACGGTGTTAACATGCCATTTGAAGCTGTTAATGCTACTGCTATCAACAAAGAATATATCTACGAACCTAGTCCATTGCCCAACGGCGAATTTAATATTTTGTTCCGCAACGACTCTCTAGGATTTAACAGCGCAAACACAGGTTATTTCTTCTTGTTTAAACAAGGGGTTCTACAAAGCCAAGACTTTAATCTTGCTGACCGTGTGAGTAACCGAGCTGTACCTATAAACATCGAGGGCTGTAACAACGACGACCATTGGCTATACCAACTTGACAATGTTGGAAATATTGCCAAAGAATGGCAATGGGTCGAAAGTGTTTACGCCGCTGCTGCCGAACAAACTCAACCGGGTGTCCGTGACCTGTTCTCAATTACCAGCAGAACAAATGATCAAATTACTTTGAACTTTGGCGACGGTGTGTTCTCTGCAATTCCAGTTGGAACATTCCGTGCTTATGTTCGCGCATCCAACGGTTTACAATACATTATCAATCCAGAAGAAATGCAAAGTGTAGTGATACCGATCAGCTACATTAGCCGTTCTGGCCAATTAGAAACTATTACATTTACTTGCGGTATTACTACTCCTGTATCAAACAGCCAAGCACGAGAAACAATCGATGAGATTAAGCAACGTGCTCCTGCTCGTTACTATACACAAAACCGCATGGTCAACGGCGAAGACTATAACAACTTCCCGTTTACTGCTTACAACTCAATTTTAAAATCAAAAGCATTGAACCGTGCTAGCATCGGTACAAGTCGCTATCTTGAACTAGTCGACGGCACAGGCAAGTATGCATCTACAAACATTTTCTCTAGCGATGGTGCATTGTATGAAAACTATGCATTGCCTAGTTTCCAATTTACATTTAATACCAACAACGAAGTTGCAGATGTTATTGCCAACAGAGTGCAGCCAATCTTGAGAGCAAGTTTAATGCAGCAATTTTATTATGCTGAATTTACACGACCAAGTTTGCTTCCATTAGAAATATCTTGGCACCTAACAACTTCGATTGCAAACACTACCACTGGATATTTTGTAAACAATCTTGGTAATCCTGTGGCTATCAACACAGGCAGTAGCAACACAAAATATATCAAAGTTGGAAGTTTAGTTAAATTTGTGCCACCACAAGGTTACTTCTTTGACTCTAACAATCGACTCAAAGCCGGCGCTCCAACTGGACCAGATGAAAAGCTAGTGTTATGGGCTAGCCCAACATTAATCTACTTAGACGGTACCAACGACGGCCTTGGTAATTTGTCAGACGGAACCGGTCCAGTTGTAATCAACAATTATATTCCCACTGGCGCAATTGCAGCAGAAGTTATTCCTGTATTTGTAACAGACTTACCGGTAGAATTTGAATCTGCTATGGCAAACCAAATTCTGTTGAACAGAAACTTTGGTATTGGTTACGACAACCTAGGAGACGTTACAGGAACTCCAGGCACTTGGTATCTAATTACATCAACAAACTTAGCACAAGATGCTAATTTTAGCTTGTCTAATGCCGGAAGCACTTCTGGTACAAACTTAGATGCCAGCTGGTTAGTGCAATTTGTTACAAACGGTAGCACATATACTGTAAGCACAAGAGCATTAGAATATTATTTCGGAAGTGTATTACAAACTCGATTCTTCTTCTACGGTGATCAACAAGTTTACGATAGCCGAACAGGTACAGTAATCAAAGATTTTGTTAATGTTTTAAAGACCAACAGCAGACCCGATAGTGCCTTGCCATTGTCTGGTGACACTAAACTTACTATTGTCGATCAACCAGTGTTAAGCGATGGTTATGTTGATGACTTCCAAGTTCTTGTGAGTTTTGCTGATTCTGATGCCGACGGCGTTCCAGACAATCCTGACTTTTTTAACGATATTGTGGCACCTTCTGTTGATCCTACAAAGAAATTAGTTTACTTACAGAAAACAGTTGACTTTGATAATCTTGAACGATATCTATTGGTCGAACCAGGGATCGTAAACGCCGACTATCCTACTCTTGACGCTATTGAACTAGTGAAAGAACAGTTTGTTGATGGACAAGTTTTCTACGCATACGAAACTCAATTGTTCTATGTATTGTCGATAAACGTATTCACATTTGTTAGAACGTTAACTGAAACAGCAGATTGGATCGCTAGAACTGGCCGCCAAAGTTTGTATTTCCAATACAGACATAATTCACCATTGACCTCTAGAATTGATCCAGGCACTACAAACATCATTGATATGTATGTTGTAACTACAGAATATTACACAGCTTATCAAAATTATATCAAGGATACCACAGGCACTGTGCCTGAACCAACACCACCGACAATTAATGAATTGACAACAGCATATCAAGGGTTGCAAGACTTTAAAATGATTTCAGATACTATGATTTTCAACAGCGTTGAATTTAAACCTTTGTTTGGCGCAAAAGCTGACGAGAGTCTTCGTGCTATTATTAAAGTTATTAAAACATTTAATAGCACTGCAAGCGACAGCGAGATCAAAACTCAAGTCGTTGCAGCTATGAACAACTATTTCAGTCTAGACAAATGGGACTTCGGTGATACATTCTACTTCTCGGAACTTGCTGCGTTCTTACACAATGAGCTAGGAAGCATTATAAGTTCTATTGTGCTAGTGCCACTCAATCCTGAAAAGAGTTTCGGCGATCTATATGAAATCAGATCGACACCTAGTCAAATCTTCGTGAATGCAGCGACAGTAAATAACATAGAAGTGATAGAAGCATTGACAAGCACCAATCTACGCACAGCACCAGGGAGTGGAGTAATTTAATATGGCAAGAGTTAGAACTGTAGAATTTTTACCAGAAATTTTTCAAACAACAACAAACAAACAGTTTCTTGCAGCTACCTTGGACCAATTGGTCCAAGAGCCATCGTTTTCTAAAATACAAGGTTATGTAGGACGTCGCGTTGGTCCTGGTGTAAATCCCACTGATGAATACATCAAAGAAGAAACTGCTGTTAGAACTAACTATCAGTTAGAACCTGGCGTTGTAATTACCTATCCTGAGACTTCTAAGATTCGTGATGCTATCACATACCCAGGTATTACCGACGCTATCGGAATGTATGGCGGATTAACAGACGATTCACAAAGACTTTACACCAGTGAATATTATGCATTTGACCCGTTTGTTGACTTTGATAAATTTGTAAACTTTAGTCAGTATTACTGGTTGCCTGCAGGACCAAACGCAGTTAACGTATATTCTGGCCAAACCCCAACATCAGAAACATTTGACGTTACTCGAGACAATGGCGTTTATACCTTTAGCGGTGTTAACGGGAACAATCCTAGTATCACGCTAGTTCGTGGCGGATCATACCAATTTAATGTTGCACAAAATGCAAAAGAAACTGTTAACTTCCGTGTGTCTAACGATGGTGTATCGTCTTACCTGATTGACTATCAACCAAACCCTGAATTAAAGTTAGTTAGAGGTAATACCTATGTGTTTACCTTGGCGTTAAAAGGCGACTATCCGTTTTACATTAAAACACAATTGGGGTTAGGAACCACAGATCAATACAATAATGGTGTTACCAACAACGGCGCTTCGACTGGTAAAATAACATTTGTTGTTCCTCAGGACGCACCTGACACACTATATTATACAAACGATCTCCAACGAAATATGCATGGTGTAATCAACATTGTTGATGGCACTCCTGGTACCGGCCCTGGCTTCTGGATTCAAACTGAACCGGGAGTCAACGGAAAAATTGCAGCTACTCCTAACATTAGCAGTCGTGATGTGTTGGGTGTTACCAACAACGGTGAAGACCTTGGAACAATCACATTTGATGTCCCGTTGTCAACTGCACAGAACTTTTATTATACACTCAACGATATCAACGGTTCATTGATTTCCAATGGGGTTGACTTAATTACTTCGTTGAAGTTTAACGAAATTAACAATATTTTTGTTGACCAATTTTTAGCACAGAATCCCAATGGTATTGATGGCATTTCTAACATCAATGGTAAAACCTTGGTATTCATGGAGCAACAGCCTGATGCTGAAGCCGGTGGCTGGCAAGTAACTACGCAGTTTGATCCAATTGTTCAAGCAGCAGGAAACAACGGACGAATTGGTAGCTTTGACACTACTACATTTGATCAAACAACTGACCTTCCACCTGATGTAAGATACAATGTCTGGCAAGTTACCTATGAAACCACAGATGGTGGTAACAAATACATCAAGTTAACAAACATATTCTCTGTTTCTAACTATGACAAGTTCACTGTTTTGTCTGGCACAGTTAATTCAAATACTCAATGGTTTAAAAATGCCGACGGTGTGTTTGAACAGATTCCTTTGTTAACAGCAGTTAAGAGCACATTGTATTATCAGGATGGCACTGATCCTGAGATTTTTGGCGAAATTAAAATAGTTGATGAATCTGACGCTAGCACATTAGATGTTAACGACATTATCGGTAAGAAAAATTACACAAGCCCTAACGGAGTTGTGTTCACCAACGGGTTAAAAATTACTTTTGTTGGTAACATCACTCCTGCAAGTTATAAAAATAATACCTATTACATTGAAGGTGTTGGAACAGCTATTAAGTTGTTGCCAGTGGGTAACTTTGTTACACCAGAAAAATATACTCAGAGTGCAACAATTCCATACGACAGTTTGGCATACGATGTTGGAAACTTTGATGCTAGTTTAAACCAACCGGAAGTTCCTGATTACCTAGTTATTAACCGTGCAAGCCCCGATTTAAACGCCTGGTGTCGAACAAACCGTTGGTTCCATATTGATGTCATTAATGCCAGTGCTAAGTATAACAATACTGTCCCGTATCTTGACAATAATTTTAGAGCCAAGCGTCCTATTTTAGAATATCGCGCTGGCACTCGGTTGTTTAATTTTGGTACTCAAGGCAAGCAACCTGTTGATATCATTGACTTTTATGCAACAGATGCATTGAGCACTATCAATGGTAGCGTTGGTTATAGCACCGATGGTTATACATTTATTAGCGGCTCTCGTGTTATTTTTGCAGCTGACGTTGACCCCGAAGTAAGAAACAAGATTTACGTTGTTGAATTTATTGTTCCAGATACTGTGCCTCCGCTAATTGCTGAACCTATCATTAATCTTGTTCCTGCCAGCGATTCAACTGTGTTAGTTGACCAAAGTATTGTTTGTTTAAGCGGCAACACACAGCAAGGTCTAAGTTTTTACTTTGACGGTATTACATGGCAAGCTGGGCAACAAAAAACTAAAGTTAACCAAGCGCCATTGTTTGATGTTTATGACGTCACAGGTGTAAGTTACGGCAACCGTGCAAAATATCCTAGCACCAATTTTATTGGAAGCAAACTGTTTTCTTATGCCACTGGCAACGGAAAATCTGATGCTGTGTTGGGTTTCCCGTTGAAATATTTGAGCTTGAGCAACGTAGGCGATATTGTATTTGATAACAATTTGTATAACGATACGTTTACATACACCAAAGATAGTGTGTCAACTATACAAAATATCAGCGACGGTAATGTTCGAGAATACAGCAACAGAACTTCTTACGTAAAAGAAATCGGGTGGCAAACTGCAATTACAAAGAGTGTAGTTCGTCAACAATTTAGATTTGTATATGATGGATTGCCATTGCTTTTGGATATTCCTGTTGACACCACCTCTGTGCTACCAGCATTGCAAATATTTGTTGGCGGAACATTTATCCAGCCAACAGATTATACATTTGAAATAGCCGACGATACTACTAGCATCACTATTACTAATATTGATAAATTTGCCATTGGCGATGTTATCGAAGTTGATGCATTGAGCAATAAAACAAGCAAAGTTGGTTTCTATCAGGTACCTGTTAACTTAGAAAACAACCCGTTTAACAAGAATAGTCCATCGTTTACTTTGGGAACAATTAGAAGCCACTATCAAACAATTGGCGAAAATCTTGTTGGCTTATCTGGTCCTATAAACGGTGCTAATAACAGCCGAGACCTTGGCAACATTATTCCTTACGGCGAAAATATTCTACAACAAAGCGCACCAATGACATTGGCAGGCTACTTTATGCGTAGCGAAGAGTATAATATTTTCAATTCCATTGAATGGAACAGCTTAGAATACGAAAAATTTAAGATTCAGTTGTTAGCAACTTCTGTTCGCAACGACTATACAAATTACACTATTCCCAATATGTTGACCGCTGTTATCAGCGACATCAATACTGGTAAGACTGAAAACTCTCCATTCTACTGGTCAGACATGTTGCCGGCAAGCCCAACATTTACTCAGACCACAACTACAGTTACAGCTATTAGCACAAACGTATTTGATTTATCAACTACATACGATTTTACTAGCTCAAACTATAAAGGATTGTTAGTATATCTAAATGATGTGCTGTTAACAATCAACAAGGATTATACTGTTTCTACAGATGGGCCTAGATTAACCATCACTGTGCCATTGACAGTTGGAGACGTTGTTGTTATTAGAGAATATGCAACAACTTACGGAAACTATGTTCCTAACACTCCTACTAAATTGGGTCTCTATCCGGCATGGAGACCAAGAAAATATCTTGACGTAAATTACGCAGAACCGCAGTGGGTAATCCAAGGCCACGATGGTAGCATTACCATGGCGTTTGGCGACTTCCGAGATGATCTTCTATTGGAATTTGAAACTCGAATTTTTAATAACTTGAAGGTCAAGAGCGAAATTCCGTTGCCTCTAACAGAAGTAATCCCAGGACAATTTAGAACTACAGATTACTCTCTAACCGATATTAATCAAATACTTGGACAAAGTTTCTTGAGCTGGATCGGTTGGAATAAGTTAAATTATCAAGCACAAACATTTAGCACAACTGACAAGTTCTCATGGAACTACAGCGCATCCGGAAATAAATTAACTGGTCCTAACGAAACACCATTGGATATAGGTGCATGGAGAGGATTGTATCAATTCTTCTATGACACTGCTAGCCCAGATACTACCCCTTGGGAAATGCTAGGTTTCTCAATTGAACCAGCATGGTGGACTGATGTTTACGGTTCGGCTCCTTACACCGGCGATAACTTAGTGTTGTGGCAAGACCTTGCAGAAGGTAAAGTTGCTGATCCAGTAGGAGCATACTATCTTCCACAATATGCAAGACCGCAACTAACACAAATTATCCCTACTGGATCCGAAGGCGAATTATTGAGCCCGTTTGATTCTGTAGTTGGTTACTATGACAACAGCCAGTTCCAGAAGAGCTGGGTAGTAGGCGACGGCGGCCCAGTGGAATACTCATGGAAAAAGAGTTCAAGCTATCCATTTGCAGCAATGCGATTGCTGGCATTGACTCGCCCAGCAGAGTTCTTCTCATTGTTTGCCGATCGTGATTTGTATAAGTTTGATACTGATTATAATCAGTATCTTTACAATGGTCGTTATCGCTTAGACGGATCAGATTTGCAGATCTACGGCGACGGTACAAGCAAAGCCAGTTATATTAACTGGATTGTTGATTACAACCAACAATCAGGTATTAGTAGCACAACCGCTCTAACAAAAGACTTGTCGAGCCTGGATGTTAGACTTTGCTATAGAATGGCCGGATTCACAGACAAAGAATATACAAGAATCTACAACGAAAAATCTAGCCCTAACAGTTTAAACTCAAGTTTACTGTTGCCTGATGATAGTTATAGTCTATTAGTTTATAAAAATCAACCATTTGAGCGTGTGACTTATAGTTCAGTGGTATGCCAAGTTGTCGAAGGCGGCTATGCTGTTTATGGTTATAGTATCACTCAGCCGTTCTTTGAAATTCTAGTAAGCAAGCCTTACGGAACCAAGACAACCATCGCTGCTGGTGGACAAACTATTACAGTTCCAAACCAGTATACAGATCAAGTGGTTAGAATCCCGTATGGTTACGTGTTTACTAATAAAAACATCGCGGTTGACTTCTTATTAAGTTACGGCGCGGCATTAACATCTCAAGGTCTAATATTCAACGACACAGACAATGGTTATGTGTTGAACTGGAACCAAATGGCTCAGGAATTCCTATATTGGGCAAACCAAGGTTGGGAAGTAGGATCAGTTATTAACTTGAATCCAACAGCATTTTCTATTACCGCGGTCAAAGAACAAGCAGTAGTCGATAGTATTGTTGCACAAACTCCTGAGAATAATATTCTAGATCAAAATAGAACCACTGTTCCTGTTAGAGATTTGATCATCGAGCGTTTGGACAATGCATTTAAGGCAACTTCTCAAACACAACAAACTATCAGTTACTTAGATGTAAAATACACTAGCTACGAAAGTATAATCATTTTAGATAACTCGAGCATATTTGCTGACCTTATCTATGATCCTGTTACTGGCGCAAGACAAAGCCGAATCATGGTCGACGCAACAATAAGCGATCAATGGAACGGTCAGTTAAACGCACAAGGTTTTATTTTAAACAATCAAAACACTGTTGAAGAATGGAAGCCCAACAAGAAGTATGCCAAGGGTGAGATTGTTACATATAAAAACAACTATTGGTCAGCACAAACTATTGTTCAACCCAAGGCAATTTTTGATTACGCCGATTGGGTTAAGAGTGACTACACAAAAATTCAAACTGGCTTGTTGCAAAACTTGCCAAACTTTAGCAATCAGCTAGCAAACAGTTACGATGTCAATAGTGCTAACCTTGCAACAGACCAAGACTTAGTGTCATATGGACTTATTGGATTTAGACCAAGACAATATATGACTTCGTTGAATCTTGACGATGTTAGCCAAGTTAACGTTTATAAACAATTCCTTGGAGACAAAGGAACTATTCGTAGCGTTAGACTAATTGGAAATGCTCAAACAACCAAAGAAGTTGCTGAATACGATTTGTTTGAAAACTGGGCTATTCTTAGAGGCGTATATGGTGCAAATGCCAACCGTAGCTTTATTGAACTACGCTTAAACGAAGCTGATTTATTGGCAAATCCATCAACTGTGGCATTGGTAAATGTTGGACAAGAAAGTCAAGCAGATCAATCTATCCTGCTACAGAATGTATGGAGACAAAGTTATAAACTTACTAGCACAGACGTATTCACTACCACTACAACACCAATTCAAGATGCTGCATTACCTAGCGCAGGTTATGTAAGTTTAGATGATGTTGATATAACTGTATTCTCGCTTGACGGGCAGTTAGGTGCCGCTAGTGCAGTGATTGACACATTAGGCGTTGGCACAACTGTTTGGGCCGCAAAAGTTAATAGATACGACTGGAATGTGTATCGTTGCACAGATATCCCAGGGCGTGTTACTACTGTTACTAGCAACTTAAATTCAACTGCGATTGTTGAATTTAGTAGAAAGCATGGACTTGCAAAAGACGATACAATAGTCATTCGATTCTTTGACGATACTGTTAATGGTATCTACAAAGTATTGGCTGTGCCTAGCGCAGATACTATTGTAATTAATCTGCCAATTAGAAATACAGTAACTGGCAGCGGTATTGGCTTGGTATTACGAACAATGCGTGTTGCACAAGCTAGCGATGTGTTGCATCTAAGTTATGCCAATGAGTTAACTTCAGGAACCAAAGCCTGGGTGGATGACAACGGTTACGGTTTATGGACTGTGCTAGAAAAACAAACGCCATTTGTTAGTAATACCTTTGACCTACCGATTGAATCTAATATTTTTGGTAGTCGCCTTGGCTCTAGTATTTCTCAAGGATATAAAAATATTATTGCAGTTGTTGGTGCACCTGGATACAGAGCACCTTACGACGATTCTGCACAAGTTGGTGCAGTATATCCATACCTAAGAGACAACAATAATCAATATGCACAAACAACAACTCTTACACTTGGAACAGTCGACACACTAGGATACGGTAATAGTGTCGATGTTGGTAATCAAAGTTGGTTGGCTGCAGGCGCTAGTGCATCAAACAGTAACCAAGGATATGCCGCTGTAATTTATCGTGCCGATAACAATAATGCGTTTGAGCAACGACAGCTATTGGTCGCCCCAGACAGCAGTTTCTCGCTTGGTGAATTTGGTTATGCAGTTTCAGTAAGTCAATCTGAGCGTTGGCTATATGTTGGAGCACCTGGGGTTAACAAAGTATACGCATTTGCTCGTCAAGATGTTGAATTCCAGCAAGCTGTGTTTAACACAAACGGTATAACAAAGAGTTATGACTACAGCGGCCAAATTGAAATTGACCAGGATCAACAAATTAGTGTTGTTTATAATAACAAGTTGTTGACTTACGGCGTTGATTACAATGTAACAGGCACTACTGTGGTATTGACTGTTCTTCCGCCAGCAGGACAAAAAGTAATTGTTACTCGTAAAAACGCCCAAGAGTTTATTGGTGATGGATCAACAGAACAATTTGATATAACTAACTACCTATACAACATAACAGACGCCTGGCAAATTTCTGTAACAATCAACGGCGTATTACAACGTCCTATCATGGACTACACGTTTGGTTCCAATGTTGTTGATTTTACAACAGCGCCGGCCGCCCAAGATAGTATTGTTGTTACTGCAAATACACAGTTTGTTTATGTTGACACACTAACTGGCCCTGCTGACTTTAGATTTGGTTCTAGTATCACTCAAAGCGATGATGGTAGATCTATAATCATCGGTGCATCCAACGGTGATTCTCAACCTGTTAATAATACTGGTATCGCCTATGCATTTGACCGTGGCGTAATTAAATATATTGTTAGTGATACAACACAAACAACATTTGCATTACCTGCAGGATACCAAGGACCTATTGCAGTCTTGGTTAATAACCAATATCTAACTAATTCTGCACAGTTTATCAACGGACAATTCTCTATTGTTGGCGATAATGTTGTATTAGCAAGTTCTGTAGAGCTCAATGTCGGCGATGTAGTAGAAATTGAAAACAACATCTTTACACAGGTACAACGTCTAGAACCAAATGTGCCATTTGACCAAAGTCAATATGGTGCTGCATTAGATATGTGCCCATTCAATTGCACTGTAGTAATCGGCGCACCAATGGATGGATCTACACTGCCGCAAGCTGGATCAGTTGAAAGAAGAACTAACCAATCAAGAGTATATGGTGTTATTACATCTCTAAATGCTAATCCAACATTGGTTGCAGGCGATACTATTAGAATTAACAATCAAATAGTCACAGTGCCTAATGCTCCGAATAACACAGTAGCAGGACTTTCAGCAGCTATTAATACATCTGGTATTCCAAATGTAACTTCGTCTGTGTCTTCTGGACTGTTAACTGTCAACGTAATCAATAATGATGCAGCGTTGATGTTTAACAAGTTGCAAGTTCTTCCGGGTATAACTGACACAGCATTTAATGCGTTAGGATTTGACACTTATGCATATACACAGACTATTGTAAGTCCTGCACCGGTATTAAATGCAAACTTTGGTTCATCTATTGCGTTCTCAAGTGACGCACTAACATTGATTGTTGGCGCACCAGGCGGCGACATATACGAACCAAACACATTTGACGGCGGCAAAACATACTTTGACGATCGCAGCACTACAGTCTTTAATAAAGTTCTTCAGTCTGGCGCAGTTTACTCGTATGATTATTTGGCTAGTTCAACATCATCTATCAGTAATCCTGGTCATTATGTATTTGGTCAACAAATATACAACAACAGCATAGCTAACCTGGATCAATGGGGTTCCGCAGTAAGCTATGTCAATGGTCGTTTATTGATGGGTAGCCCAGGATCTGATCTTGGGGACAGTGCTGTTAATTATGGCAGAGTCTCTATCTTCACTAACTCATCTAATAGACCAGCGTGGTATCCGATCCATGTTCAAGTGCCAACTGCGGATGTTAACTTGATTAACTCTGTATACATGTATGACAAGTTACAATCAAGTCAAACACATTTCTTTGATAGCATTAACCCATTGCAGGGAAAAATCCTTGGCGCAGCAAGACAAAATATTGATTATATTGGCAGCGACGATCCAGCAAAATACAATGCTGGAGTTGTGAACAATAATGGTAACTTCTGGGCAGAAGACTCGGCTGGACAAATTTGGTGGAACATTAGCTCAGTGAGATTCATTGACCCGATGCAAAACGATCTTGTATACACAAGTCGTCGTTGGGGTCAAACATTCCCAGGCAGCAGAATTGAAATATACCAATGGATAGCGTCTGACGTTCCTCCAGCACAATATGCTGGACCGGGCACTCCTTATTCTCTAGACAGCTATACTGTAACATCTAAGCTCAATAGCCAGGGCATTTTTGTCACTACTTACTATTTCTGGGTAACTGGTCTAGAAACTATAAACACCGGTGCTGGAAAAACATTGAGCACAACAGGAATTGCAAGATATATCGAAAGTCCTAAGAGTTCCGGAATTCCGTATATTGCACCTATAACCGCAAGCACCTTTGCAATATTCAATGGCATTGATTATTTGAGCGCATCTGATACAATTATTCACATTGATTACGAGCGTGAGTATACAGAGTCAAACATCCACACTGAATACGAACTTATCGCGCAAGATAAAGAAGATAGTTTCCTAAGTGCAAACTTGTATAGAAAATTACAAGATAGTTTCTGCGGTGTTAACTCCACTGGTGCACCAGTTCCGGATACAAATTTAAGCCCAGCAGAGCGTTATGGTGTTCAATTCCGCCCACGCCAAAGCATGTTTATTGATAGATATGCAGCGTTGGAAAACTATCTAACCTATGCAAACAGCATCTTAAAGAATTATCCTGTTGTTGAAAACAAGTCGTTTATATTGCTTAACAGCAGAGAACCCGAGCCGACTGTTGCAAGCGGCGAGTGGAACAAACGATTGGAAAATATCACTGAATTAAGTTATCAAAACATATATTCAGTTCCATTGGGCTACAAGTATTTGATAGCATCTGACAGCACTCACAACGGTGCTTGGACAATCTATACTGTCACACAAGATGTCAATCTACCAACGGCTCCTCGATATACATTGTTGACTCGTGTTCAAAATTATGACACTCGTCAATATTGGCAATATATCGATTGGTACGATGTAACTTATAACAGCACAATTGTTCCAGTTGCCGAAGTGGCAACATATTCAGATTTGGTAACCATTGCACTAACAACCGCAGTGGGCGATAGCGTTAAAGTTACTGCCAATGCACAGGGCAAATTTGAAATTTACGTAAGAACTGTGTTGGGTTGGGATCGCGTAGGATTACAAAACGGAACCATTGAATTCTCACAAGAGTTGTGGGACTATTCACTTGGTAGATTCGGTTTTGACTCAGAAGTATTCGATGCACAATATTTTGACGCAGAACCAGTTATTGAAACTAGAAAAATTATTCAAGCTATCAATGAAGAATTGTTTGTGGGCGATTTAGCAGTTGAACGTAATAAAGCATTGATATTAATGTTTAATTTTATCTTGAGCGAGTCCGAAGATCCTGATTGGCTAACAAAAACAAGTTTGATTGATGTGAACCATAAAATCCGTCAACTACTGCCATTCCAGATCTTCCGTCAAGATAACCAAGAGTTTGTTCTTGATTACATAAACGAGGTAAAACCATACCACGTTCAAATCAGAGACTTCAGCTTAACATACAATGGCGAAGATGGATATCTAGGTCAACTCACGGACTTTGACGTTCCTAGCTACTACAACAACTTACTAGAGATACCACAATACGTAAGTCCTGTGTTACTTCCATATGAGAAAAGCACAGCAGTTGGCACAGGAACACCAAACTCAACATCGGATGCTGCATCAAACGCACAGGTATGGGCAGATTGGCCATGGAGTCAATGGTATAACAATTACCTTTTGAGCATAACTGATGTTACTATGGTCAACGGTGGTTCGGGCTACACAGCTATCCCGACTGTAACGGTTATTGGCGATTGCACAACCCCAGCAGAATTGTTGGCGCAAATTAACAGTGCAGGTCAAGTTGTTGCACTTCTGGTAATTGAGCCAGGCGCAGGATATGTAACCACCCCAACTATTGCTATCGTAGGTGGCAATGGAAGTGGTGCTATTGCTTATCCTGTAATGGGCAACGAGTTAGTTAGATCTATTAAAACAACAATCAAGTATGATCGCTGTGAATATACATCTAACATTGTTGACTGGGAATCAAACGCAGTTTATACAACTGGCGCTCAAGTAAGATACAACGATCGTGTTTGGGCTGCAAATACCAACGTGCAAAGTGTCGAGTTTGATCCTGACAATTGGACATTAGTGCCGTCTGCAGATTTGGGCGCAGCAGATAGAACTCAAGGTTTCTATGTTGCAACAGTTAATCAACCCGGACGTCAGTTGCCGTTGTTAATTGATGGTCTTGAATATCCTGGTGTGCAAGTTACAGGTGTTGGATTTAATCAAAACACAGGTTTCGACGTTGGCAATTACGATATTAACCCATTTGACAACATTAGCTATGGCCCAGAAGGTCGTCCAACATACGATCCTGCTATCTTAGATGCCATCTACGAAAGCCCTTATCTTGACCCGTTCCTGGGCACTCGCCCAACAGACATTAATGTTGACGGCGGCGCATACGTTGACACATACTCAAGTTTTGCTCCTGAAGAATTAGTTCCTGGCGCAGAGTTTGATACGCTAGACATGCGTGTGTATACTCGTGCTGGTGCAGACTGGGCCGGCGACGGCCATGGTTATCCAACTTGGACTACTAGTATCACTGTTGATAGTCTACCAACTGTAATTGACTTTAGTAGCTATCTTGAACATGTTCCATACATGGTAACTGGATCTGTTACCAACAGAACTACAGGTATTGTTTTAGTTGAAGGGTTTAGTGTTAACTGGGTTAATAAGACCATTACAATCACAGCTGAATCAGGTGTTAACGTAGGCGACATATTGCTTGCTACAGGATCTGGAGTCGGCGGTGGTAACCAACTTTATAGACAAAACTATGTTGGATCTGACATTGGAAATACTGTAACAGTCCCTGTTCAATATTCACAAATTCAAGAAGTTGACGTATGGGTAAATGGTCGTCCATATACCAATTTAACTTACACAGCAGGCAGTGGTAATACCACAGTTATTAACTTTGGCACAACATTCAATTCTAACCAATGGGTAGTTGTGTATGTTCTTGGACCTACCACAGTTGGTAACACAACAGTTAACTATAGCTGGAGCGCACCAACAACACAAGTTATTGTATCCGATGGTTCAACTGTGATATTTGACTTAGACAACAGTTTAGAATATACAAACCCTGCTAACATGATTGTTACTGTAAACGGAATTCGTTTAAGAACAGCAGCCGGCGTTGAATATGCAGCTGACGGAAGTTCAGCATACTTGTTGCCTGATCGTTTAGGCTTTAGCCAGGCACTAATTGCAGACAATGAAGTGTTGGTTTATATCGACGACATTCCTCAAGTATTGGGAGTAGACTTTACTGTTGAGCCATATAGTGTTGATGGTCGTCATGTTGTATTTTCAACCGCACCAAGCGCAGGCGAACTAATTCAAATTGCTGTAACAACAAATACACAAGCTAGAATTACCAGCGGCACATCGTTGTTGATTGATACCACACAAGGAATTATCCCAATTGCCGGTGATATTATTACTGTGACAACATGGAACGATACACGCCAGCAAGAATTACTAACATCTGTATATGTTGGCCCTGTAACTTCTGGTGCTACTGTAACTGAAGGATTTGACACCACCGACTTTGACGCAGCAACGATAAACAGCGAGCCAGGAAGTTTCGACTACGCAGAAGGCATTATTGTTCAGAAGAACGATTTGTTCTTGACACGCCCTGCTGTAGATCCAAACAAACTTTGGGTAACGTTGAATGGGCATAGATTATTCTACGGTGATCAATTCACGATTCTCAATGATGAAATTATCTTAGCATCAGGTATTTTAAACTCTGCTGATGTTGTTATCATTACAGAGTTCTCCGACAGCGTAGTTCCAAACGAAATGGCATTCCGTATATTCCAGGATATGCGTGGTGTTCAGGCAACTTATAGAATTACACCTAATAGCACAACAGTCCTAACACAACCATTAGCAGAATATGATGATATCATTTATGTTGAGGATGCTTCTAGACTAGACCCTCCGGACTTAGATGCTAATGTTTGGGGTGTGTTAACAGTCAACGGCGAACGCATTATGTACCGCGACCGAGATATTGAAGCAAACACTGTTAGCAGCTTGCTTCGCGGCACTGCTGGTACTGCTGTAGATGCACATAGCACCGACTCTGTTGTATATGCAATGGCACGTGGCGAAATCATGCCAGCAGAATTCCAAAACTATATTGTAAGCAACAGCTTCTTGGGCGATGGAGTTACTGTAGACTATGAAGCAACTAACATTGTATTTGACGACACAGACAGCACAGTTCTTGTTGAAGCTGTTGAAGTTTGGGTCGGCGGAACAAGAGTTACAGACGGTTATACAATCACTGGCTCTAACCCAGTGGGTGTAGAATTTGAATCTGCGCCAGCAAACGGTGTTGATATTACTATTTTGGTACGTCGCGGCGTAACTTGGTATGCACCCGGTGCAGGAACCCCAAGCAACGGAGTAGCACTACAAGATACCAATACACAGGCTGCAAGGTTCTTGAGGGGGCTGTAATTACAGATAAATAATTCATGAATCAAGATAGCGAAAAGAAACCAATACAGCAGGTTGCAGAACAGCAACCTCGCCCTAAAAAACCAAACGAAACTGGCAGCATTAATGTTGAAGGGTTTGTTCGTATCTTTGATCCGAATACTAAAGAGAAATTTGTGGAGAAACGAGCATGATTATTCAGCCCGGTTTGGCAAAAATTGAAGGGTTTGTAAAAATACACGACCCAGCCAGTGGCGAAGTTTTTGTTGATAAAAAGAACGCGATTCATTACGAAAACATCAGTATCGCAATGGCCCAAACTTTGAGCAATAGAGACGTGGGCTGGATTTACGAAATGGCTTTTGGCAACGGTGGCAGCTCTGTTGATCCCACTGGTGTTATTACATATTTGCCCCCAAATACTACCGGGCAAAATGCCGATTTGTATAATGAAACATACGCTAAAGTTGTTGACGATAATTCTAGTGCCAATAACGATCCAGCAAACAACAAGATGACTGTGTTGCATACAACTGGTAAAGTTTATACTGACATTTTAGTTACTTGTTTGCTTGACTACGGCGAGCCAGCAGGGCAGCAGGCTTTTGATAATTCAACAAATTTCAACGGAGAATTTGTGTTTGATGAGCTAGGGCTTAAATCCTGGAACGGCAGCGCAACAGATTTGCGCTTGATTACACACGTTATTTTCCACCCAGTTCAGAAGAGTTTGAACCGTCAAATTCAAATTGATTATACATTACGTATCCAGACTTTAACTAATTTGAGTCAGGCGTAATATGGATAGATTATCGGTAAATAAATAAAGTTAGGACACGGAGTAACCCAAATGGCATATACAATCAATCTTACTGATGGCTCAATTTTTGCTACTATTGCAGATGGTACCATCAATACATCAAGTTCAATGACCCTAGTTGGTAAGAACTACGCTGGCTACGGCGAATTTTTAGATGAAAACTTTATTCACTTATTAGAAAATTCAGCTAATACCACAGCACCCAGCGCACCACTAACTGGTCAAATTTGGTGGGATAGTTCAAATAGCAACCTTAATGTCTACAGTGGTTCTGCTTGGAAACGTATCGGCGGTGCAACTTCTCAAGCCAGCGCACCAAGCGGCGGCACCAGCGTGTCCGGAGATTTGTGGTATGATTCTACCAACGCACAGTTAAAAGTATACACTGGCACAGCATGGTTGTTGGTTGGACCAGCATTTACTGCTGGAACAGGTACAACAGGTGCTATTGTTGACACTATCGTTGACAACACAGCAGTAAGCCACGTTGTTATTAAGTTCTATGTTGAAGATAGCGTTGTTGCTATCATGTCAAAGGACGCATCATTTACTCCGCAAACAACTATCACAGGTTTTACCACAGTTCGACCAGGTATGACCATGGCCACTATTGTTGGCAGTCAAGTTCCGTTGTTCCAAGGTACCGCAACCGACTCTCAGTTGTTGGACGGCATCGATTCAACAGGTTTCCTAAGTTCTACAACCAACGATACAACTTCTGGTACATTGGGTGTCCTTAATGACTCTGGTTTAACTGTTGGTGTTGACCAAGACGCTAAACTAAGCGTTTCTGGCGCAGGTGTTGTTACACTTGCAAACCAAACAAGCGGCCAGAACTTAACATTCTCTGTCAACGTAGGCGGTACTCCAACTACAGCGTTGACAATTTACGGTGCAAACGGCACTGTTGCAGGTAACCAAGTTAACGCAAACTATGCTGACGTTGCAGAACGTTTTGCCGCAGACGAAGTCCTTGAAGCAGGTACTGTAGTTGAACTAGGTGGCGTAAACGAAATCACCAAAGTTACCAGCGATTTAAGCGATAAAGTGTTTGGTGTCATAAGTACCAGAGCAGCTTATCTAATGAATAGCAGCGCAGGTAATGATGAAACTCACCCACCTGTTGCTATGACAGGTCGTGTTCCTGTTAAGGTTGTCGGCACAATCAACAAAGGCGATCGTCTTGTTTCAGCCGGTAATGGATACGCAAGAGCTGCCCAACCTGGCGAAGCAACTGCATTCAACGTAATCGGTCGTGCCCTAGAAGCAAAACTTGATTCAAACGAAGGCACAGTTGAAGCTATCGTAACAATCAAGTAATTAGGAAACAGTAATGACATATTCAGTAGGCGGATTAATACAAGCAACAGACTATAACGGGTTTGCTAATGATACAACCAACGGTAACGTCAATGCAATCTGGGGAACCGGCGCCGGGGATTATGGCTATGGGCAATCAACTACATTGTCAACTGTATCAGCAGGCGGCACTGTAACAGCTACTCAATGGGCAGACTTGGTTAACAGAATTAGTTCCATTGGCAGTCACACCGGTGTTACTATTACAAGTAGATCTGCTCCAACAGCAGGTCAGACTATTGCAATTTTAAATGCCGTTGCGACAGACTTAACAAACTTGTATAACAGCCGAGCAAACGCTTCTGCTGTGGGCAGCACAATTAGTCCAGCAACAGGAACTTGGTGGCAAGCAACAAACACACCAAACTCTGCTTGGACAATTACTACCACGCACACTATTACATTTGCCAACGCAAACGCAGCTCGTAGTTTCTTTAACTCCGGTGGCTTGATCAAGTGGGACGTTCAAAAGACAGCAGACGTAACTGAAGCTGACACTGAATGGAACGACTTGGCAACTAACTTAACTGGTGTGATTTACCTAAGTGGGTCAAATACAGCCCACACTATTGCAGGCACTGCCTATACCGGAACAACCAAAGTTGGCGGAACTGGTGTTCCAACAACACTAAACACCACAGTTGGTTTCTATAACTTATCTACAACCGCTGCAACACTGTATGATCAGTTTGCTGATAGTTCACCTTACACAAGTGACCACATTAGATTACAAGCAGCAGTTAACGCCAACACTGGCCCAACTACATTGACGTTAACCACAGCATGGATCAATGCAAGTTCTGCTACACCGGGTTCTACTGAAATTATCACAGGTGGTGTTGCTGGTACTGGTCCCACTACTATTGTTAACTATGTTGCTCCTGAAACAACTTATATTGCTAACACTTGGGGCTCGATTACTATTTCGGCTACAACATCGCTAGCATAACCTAACTAGGTTAACCAAAAGGGGCTTAGGCCCCTTTACTTTTATCTAAAATTCCGCTATACTGTTTCAATGAATACAGAAAATATTGTTGCCCACGCACGGGCAAGATTTGATCACGAGACCGCCAAACGTGTATTAAAAGAAAAATACGAAGCCAAAATGATATTTGCCTACAACGGCGGTATGTGGCGTGCAGGTCCTGAACTTCAAATGACTTGCCTAACTTGCCCAGACACTGAAGCAGTTATTTTGGACTTATACGACAATCCTGTAAAGATCCAAACACGGGAATTGTTGGCATTGAGTCAAAGTCGTTGGCAAGAACAAATGAACGCTTGGCTTGTAGAATTTGAAGAAAACAACAAACAACGATGACTACCGGTGCATTAATATTTGCTTTTAACAATGAAAAAACAGACTATGTTAAAATGGCCACTTGGAGTGCTGAAAGAGTTCGTCACTTTCTCTCCATTCCGGTTGCAATCGTCACTGATTCAACAGATCCTGGACTCAGTCGCAGCTTTGAGCATGTCATACACGTGGAACCACAAACCGGGGGTTCGAGATACTTTGACGATTATGCGGACTCTGTGTCTTGGCACAACGCCGGACGAACAGATGCTTACAGTTTATCTCCGTTTGACACCACCCTTGTGCTCGATTCCGATTACGTTGTCTGCTCCAACGGACTCGCAAAATACTTAGATGCGCCGCAGGACTTCCTGGCATTTCGGGAAGCGTATAACTTAACTGACCCGCGCCAAGAGTTTATGAGCACATTTGGGCGCAATCGTTTTCCCATGTGGTGGGCCACTGTAATGTTGTTCCGCAAAAGCCCCACAGCACAGTATATCTTTGACTGCATGGAAATGATCAAAAACAACTGGCAGCACTATAGAGAATTATACGGGATTGTAGAAAAGAACTATCGCAACGACTATGCTCTAAGTATAGCATTGGGCATTGTGAGTGGACATACATTGGCAGTAGATTCATTCCCGGGTGCGCTGGCCAGCGTTATGCCCGATACTGAACTGTTGAGAATCAATCCCGATCCAGAAGTATGGGAAATACGCTACAAAATTGGATCCAAGAATCAAAGATTTGGGTTTGCAGGGTTAGACTTCCACGCCATGGGTAAAAAGTATTTGGAGGCTGTAATTGACAATTCTTGAAGAACGCGGATATATCATTCCTGCATTTAACACCGGTTCTGCGGACTATGTTGATTGTGCTAGAACACTGGCTAAAACAATGTTACAGCAACATCCTGATGCACGTATTTGTTTGTTAACCAATGTA